GGTGCGCAGATCGGCCGGCCGGATAGGGCTTCTGCGGTCTGGCGGGTTGTGGTAGAATCCATTTGCTGGGCGCTCCCTGCACCCAGCTCCGGGCACTTCCGGCTTTAGAACGCTGAGCCGGAGGTGTGTCTGCTTCCGAAGCCACGGCAAGTCTACCACGGCATGTCAAGCGGCGCACCATCAGAACCACCGCGCCAGCTCCTGCACGCCGCGCTGGCCAGGGACGGCGAACAGATCCTCGAGGCGTTGCGGCGGCATCAGTCCCCCGGGCTGTAGGCCGACGTTGGTCCCATACCCGGGCAACGTACCGCCGCGGCGCGGGGCGCCCACGATGGGACGTTGCGCGCCAAGCCCCTTTCCTACGTCCGGGGTCGGTTGCGCTGCGGGCGCCGCTGGTGTTCCGATGCCAGGGGCTCCGGCCCCGGTGAAGCCCCCGAGGTCGGTCCCCTGCGGCGCCCACACGAGCCCGCCGCCGGCCAGCTCCTGCATCGTGAGGTCAGGGGCCTGCGGCAGCGGCTGCCCGTACTGGTCGACCCCGAACGTGCCCTGGAACGGAGACGCGAATGGATCGCGCCCGCCCTGGAGCCCGAACGCGCCCTTTCGGTTCGTGAACATCTGGACGAGCATGTCTTGGAGGGTGAGCGCGCGGGATGGAGCCTTCGCCGGTGCCGTGCCGCCGGCTCCGACGCGGCCCTGCTCCGTGAACCCCCCAGGGGCGACGGTCCCCTCCGGGTAGCACGTCTCCCCGTGAAGGAACATTCCCTCGGGACAATCGACGGGCTTGGCGACGCACGCGCCCCCGGTGCCCTGGCGTGCGGATCGGAACGGCGCGCTGTCTGGACATGCCGGATCGTACCCGCCTTCCGCGACCCAGGCTTCCCACTGCGCGGGCGAGTAAGAGGAGTCGACGTTCTCCGCGAGCCACTTCGCGGCCTCGCCGTGGTTCTGCCCGCTGGGCCGCGGCATCAGAAGTCATCCGCGGAATCGCGGAACCGCACGCGATTCCGCTTCATGATCGCCGCGCGCTCGCTCCGGCTGTTGATCTGCACCCCGCCTCGCACCAGGTCCCGGTCGAAGTACGGAGTCAGCGGCTCGAACCCAAATCGGCCGCGCTCGTGCGGACACCATGGCCACTCCCCGACCTGCACCTTGGCCCCACACCGCTCGCACGTCATGACGGCATCCCGGGAGGCATGCTCATCGCCTGCGGCGCGGGCCCCGCGCCCGGCGCGGGAGGCCGGGGCTCACCCGGAAGTGGGGACACGCCTTTCTCCTGGGCCTGGGCCTGCTGTGCCATCTGCATCTGGATCTCCATCAACTTCTGGAGCGCGCCCCCGATCATGGCCTGGTCCCGAGCGGACCGGACACCAAGCAGGTCCAGCGTACGCTTGAGCATTTCGGGGCTGAGCGCAAGCACGCGCGCGATCGCGGGGTTGCCCATCATGTTGAGCGCTTGCATCCATCGCTGTCCCTGCGCGGCCTCGGACACGGGGCTCATGCTCTCGACGTCGATGGTCACGTCCCACCGCAGGAGCGCGTCCGCGTCGATTAGCTCCGGCGCCGTGATCTGGCGATACAGGCCCGCGACTTCGGCCGCAGACGCGACGAACTGGTCCGAGTACGGGTCCGCATTGATCAAGATCCAGCGCGGGAGCGTGGCGTAGTCTATGGCGCACCGGAGCAACCCGTAGATCACTTCCCCCAGCCACTCGGCCACCTGCTGCTGTTCATACGAATCGCGCACTTGGGCCTTGCGCTCCGCGATGGCGGCGCCAGTCGCGGTATCGGAGACCTGCTGCTGCCGGCGTTCCGGGGTCGAGCCGCTCGCCTCGGTGAATTCCTGTGCCGAGAGCGCAAGCTCGCGTACCGCCTCGCCGGAGAGCGACGGCTGCGGAACCGGGACGATCGGCTGGCTGTTCTGGTTCTCGACCGCGAGCATGGCGAAGTCGTCCGACTCCAGCTTCTCCAGCTCGTCTTTCTTGAACGCGTTGGCGTCGTAGGTCCAGCGCGGAACCGTGGCCTTGCGTACCTGGCGAATAAACTCCCGCGCGTTGTTGTAGTCGTCCTGGGGACCGAGCTGGGAGAAGATCGGCGGGTTCGGATACCATTTGCCGGGCATGATCTCGAAGCGCAGGGGATGGAGCGGGGCCTCGGTGAAGGGCCTGGAGAGCAACACGCGGTCGTGGCCTCCCGCGAACACGTATCGGACCCTGGATCGGAGGTCCCAGATCCGGTACAGCTTCACCATATTCTGAGGGCTCTGGTCTTCCGCCTCGGCCAGCGCTCGCGCCACTTCGTCCTGGGCTTCGCTTGCCTCGCCGGACGCCTCGAGGTCGTCCGTCCCCTTGTACGCGGCCGAGCGTTTCACGTCCTCGAGGGGGAACCAGTCCCAATACCCCAGCCAGTCCTGCAGCTCCGTCTCGGAGTGCGAATCGTCGGACACGAGGAACTGGCGCGCGGGGATGTAGCGCGTGAAGAACGTCTCGGTCGTGATGATCTTCTCGGGATCGGCGAGTGCGAGCGGGGTCTGCGCGGCCTCGGCCGGAGATGTTTCCTGCGTCTTGGCCGCGTCCTTGCTCGCCGCCTTCGCCTCGCGTTCCGCGCGCTTCTCGGCTGTTGTCAGCTCGACGTCTTCGTCCTCGACCAGAGGCGGGCGCTCGGCGTAGGGATTCTCCGTGTACTCGGCCGAGTACCCGGTCTCGACCATGCCGAAGGCCCACTGCGCCTCTTTGAACGCGAGCAGCGTTGCCTCGCGGAAGTGCGTGTCGCGCTCCCGGATGATCGCGTTCGCGGTGTCTTGCAGAAGTTGTGCGCGCTCGTCCGCTTGTTGGCCCGGGGTGTCTGCCCGCGCGGCCGTGGCCTGGATGCGCGCGAAGGGGAAGTAGTAGTAGCTCTCGGGCACCTTGCCCTTGAGGCTGGCCAGGATGCGGTTGTGCACGAACCGCTTGTCCCCCTGCCGGTCTACGTCATCGCCGGAGGCGCGCTGGAACCCCTCGTAGTACGAGCGCGAGCGGTCCACCTCGAACTTCCGCTCCCACTCGGCCTTGATGACTTCGGCGCGGCGGATGCGCTGGAACCAGCGCTCACAGAAGTCGGATTCGTCCGACGTCGCGGTCTTCGTGGGAGGGAGGAGCGATGGCGTCTTGACCGGCGCCTTCGGAGGTTTCCGAGGCATTAGTATTTCTCGGCGTAGCGTTTCTCGGCCGCGCGAGAAGGCTTACCCGTGTCAGATGGTCGCACCACTCCAGGCCACGCGTCAAGGAGCAGGATCTCCCGACCCTCGACCTGGGCTTTCCGCAGGCGCTGGCCTACGATCTTCGGCGCCGACGCCACCGGGGGCCGGGACACGACGTGATACTTGAGCGCGTCGTAGCAGTCATCCGCCACCGTTTCATCCCGTTCGTCCGACCACACAGGCCGACCATTGACTTCGTCCACCTGCGTGAACCGCTGTCCTTTGAGCTCCATGAGCACGCGCTCGCATCCCTCAGGATACTCCTCCGTGCGCCGCAAGAAGAACAGCCGCGGGGAGCCCAGCTCACCCGTGATCGGGTGTCGGTGAGTCGAATCCACGTGCAGGTACTCGCGCAGGCGAGAGCGCGTGACCGCTTCCGCGTTCTCGGCCGGAGCCCACGGGATGACGGTGTCCGGCGTCAGGATACGCGTATCCATGTACTCGTCCGCCACGCTCCACCGGCGTTGATGCATGAGCCCCTGGATGCCGCGCGTTCGATGGAAGATCGATGGGTCCGCCAGGTTGGATCTATAGCTCTCGCCCTCGCTCAGGCGCGTGATCTCCTGCCGGTGCTTGGATACGAGCTGGTCCGGCCCCGAGGCCGTGTACTCACGATAGACGTAGATGTTCTCCTCCCCGTCCGTGCCCTCCCACAGGCAGCACGTCCGCCCCGAGTCCGCGTGATCAAACGACCGGTGCAGGAGCATGGTGTTCCGGATCTTGGCCACGAGCGCCGGGACGGGCTCGAGGACCGACAGCGGGTCCACCCTGAAGATCCGCCCCTCGGGGTTGCCCCACAGCCCGCGCACGAAGCGGCGCACAAACGCCTCGTCCTTGCTGAGCAGGACGTCGATGTTGGCCTGGAGCGCGAAGCGGTTGTCCGTGCTCTCCGTGCGCCGAGCCTGATATCCCCGCCCCTGCCAATGCGCGCGCCAGGCGGGCGACTCCTCCGCGAACCGCTCGTAGATCCAGTGAATCTCGTCCGTAGCGTAGGCGGTGGCGAAGAGGTACGGCGGCGGCATCGGATGGCCTTCGATCCGGTACGGCCACGGCGTGCCGTGCTTCGCCGTGTGCCATTCGATCTCGGCCGGCGGCACCTGGGCATACCGCCAGCGCCCGACCCTGGTCTCGAGGATGTCCCATGCCTTCTCACTGATCTCCTCGGCCTGGTCTACGTAGGCCGCGTTGAGCTCGAGGCCGCTGAGCATGGTCAACGAGTTTTCGGCATCGAGGTGAAGAAAAAAGACCTCGGTCCCGTTGTTGAGGCGCAGGTATCCGTCCTGGTCGCTGCGCGCCCCCTGCGCGTAGTGGCGCGAGTCGACGAACTGGAAAAAGCTCTGCATCGTCGTGGCCTTGAGCTGCTTGTACGTCTTGCGCACGACCGCGATGTGTGAGCAGGGATACGTCTCCGCGAGGTACACGACCTTGAGGATCGCGCCCGTCGTCTTCGCGCTGTTCACCCCACCGTAGAGCAGCGTCGGTTTCGGGCCGGCCATGTAGATCCAGCGCTGGGCTTCGGAGGCCCACTCGATCCGGCGATCCTCAGAGACGGGCAGGCTTCACCGCCTGGAGCACGAACGCGAAGCTCTCGCCGGTCTCCTCGGCCGCGATGATGTCGAAGTCGCGGAACCACAGATGCCGCAGGTCCGACATGGCCGTGTGCCCCTTCTGCTTCCGGTACTCCGGCTGGCACAGGAACACGAGCGAGCCGCGGTTGATGACACGCTTATGCGACGGATCGCCCCAGGCCCACATACTGGACCAGAGCGGCACGGTCGCGCACAAGTGCCCCCCTGCCTTCAGGACGCGCCATGCCTGGCCGAAGTCGCGGAAGAACGTGATCGGATCCCCCTGCTGCCCCAAGTGCTCGAGGATCTCGTAGGCGTCGACCCGGTCGAAGCTGTCGGAGTCGAACGGCCACGGTCCCGACTCGAGGTCGAATACCACGTCCGGGTGGTGCGATCCGTTGCAGTCCAAGGTCACGATCTGATCGTCGGACCAGTCCTGGGGCTCGTCCTCACGGATGCGGATGCGCTTGTCGCGCGACGAGCCGGCGCCGAGGAGGAGGACGCGCATTCCTAGATCCTCGTGCAGCGCGCACAAAAGGCGTGCTTGTCCGCTTGGTCCGCCGCGTGATCCTGGCGGAAGCGCACGTACTCCTCGGACCCGTAGACCTCGCGCAGGCTCTGCCGCCGCAGATCCCCGAAGCACACGACGTCCGCATCGGGTATGAAACAGCACGGCGTCACGCGCCCATCCCACGTCACGTAGAGCTGCCCCAGGGCCCGGTGACACGCCTCGTTCGGGGCGAATGGCCGCACGGTGCGGTTGTCCCCCGCCCAATTGCCTTCGATGGTCACGAGCCCGTGCCCGCCGAGGCGCGCATCGCCCCAGCGCCGATAGAACGTGTCCATGTCCTGTAGCGGGAACGTGTCCGGTGAGCCCACGGCGCGCACCTGGACCTTGACCTCGGGCTCCCCCATCGCGATAGCGTAGTCGATGTACCCCAGGACAGCATCGTAGTCCTCGAGGGCCATGATCTGCTTGCGCTGCTCCGCGCGGACGGCGTTGAGCGAGACGCACAGGACCGAGAGCCCCGCGGCGGCGAGGCGCTCGAAGCGCCCCGGAGTGAGGTACGAGCCGTTGGTGTAGACCACGATGGGCAACTCGGGCAGCAGCTCGCGGGCGAACGCGATCCGGGTGTCGAGGTGCGGATCGAGGAGCGGCTCGCCCAGGCCCGTGAGGCAGAGCTCATGCCAGCGCTCGGGCATCACGGCCGCCTCGGTAATGATCTTGCGCCAGAGCGCCAGCGTCATGAACCCCTTGGCGCGCTTGGTGGTCGGGTACGGACACCACACGCACGCAGCCTGGCAGACGCTGGTCGTCTCGACCTGGAGCTGGAGAGTCATCGCCACCGGCTGAGCGCAGCCTTGATCCGAGCCCACGGCCGGCGCCGGCAGGGCGCACAGATCCAGGCTTGGCAGATCCAGCACCAGCGCACCACGCGTACAGCATCACACACCGCACAGCGCGTCCACTCGGCGCCATCCGGGTACGGGCTCATTCGATGTCCGGCTTGTCGGTCCCCGGCGGGAGGATGATCATCGGGGGCGGCTTGACAGTGATGTCCAGGGCTTGGCTCGGTCGGCCGTGAGCCTGGGCCACGAGGCCCAAGAAACCGCTCACGTCGCCCTTGATGAGCCGGCGGCGCACTGCGGCCTGCACCTCGCCGTCATCGACCACCGCGGAGATGAAGTCCTTGACCGCGCGGGTGACGCGGTTCGGCGTCCCCTTCCGCCGCCCAGCGCGGGCCGGGCGGGGCTTGCCGCGCTCGAATGGGCGCCCTCTCATCGGTCCATTGTCGCGGGCTCGCGTTGTCCTGCGTCACTGTAACGTGGGCGCAGATGTAAGCTGTTGAGTCATATACGACTATTCCTCGCGTTTTCCCCTTGACAGGATTATGCTATATCCTTATAGTATGAGCATGATTTACTCAGGCGATGAGGAATACGGAGACGAGATCACCTCCGGGCTCGATCCGAGCGTCGAGCCCCTGTGCCCGCACGGCAACATCCGCCCGTGCGCCGAGTGCGACGACGAGTGCCCCGAGGAGGACTAGATGACCCCGATCCGCACGCCCGAAACCGCACTCATCGTCGAGGCCCTCGAGGCCGTGCTCGCGGACCCGCTGCTGGCCGTGCCAGAGCGTGAGCGCTTGGCTGGCCACCTGGACCACTACCGGGCGGGCCTGGGCGTGATCGAGCACTCGGCGGCGCTGGCGCTGGCTGTCCTCTTCCCCCGGCGGGACCCGTGAGCGGCCAAGCCCCCGACGAGCCGGCAGGCCAGGATCTACCCGTGTACTACTGCGAGCGCTGCAACCACGAGTGGGTCCCGCGCAAGACCATCCGCCCCGCGGTTTGCCCGGCGTGCAAAGACCCGCGCTGGGACCGGCCGCGCACGTACCCGCAACGCAAGAGGAGGACGCGATGAGCCGCTACACGGGCGATCTGGCCCCGCTGGCCGAGTACCTGCGCCAGCCCTACGACCCCGACCGTCCGGACCTGCCCGCACGCGAGCCTGGCAGCCCGACGTGCTACGAGTGCGGCAGACACCACGACGGCCCGTTTCCGTGGCTCCGATGCGATGCGCCCCTGACCGAGGAGGAGATCCGCTGGGAGCGCGGCACGTTGGAGAGCGAGGCCGCGATCCAGGGCGACGGTCCAGCCGACGACTGACAAAACGGGGCGGGCTCCGGGTGGCTGGCCCGGACCCGCCCCAAGGAGGGATCTCATGGAGATGGTAACACAAGCCGCCAACCCCAACGGGATTGGCGAGCTGGCCGCGGCCCTGGCCAAGGCTCAGGGCGAATTCCCCGCCGTGACCAAGGACCGCATGGCCAAGCTGGGGACGTACTCCTACGCCTATGCGGACCTGGCGTCGGTCCTCGAGGCGATCCGCCCGACACTCAGCAAGCATGCCTTGGCACTCGTGCAGCCGCTGCTCTGGATGGACGGACACCCCTGGCTCATCACGCGTCTGATCCACAGCTCGGGCCAGTGGGTCGAGTCTCACTATCCCCTCGGCGTCTACGAGCGCCCCCAGGAGATGGGGTCCGCGATCACCTACGCGCGCCGGTACGCCATCTGCGCCCTGGTGGGCATCGCGGCCGAGGACGACGACGATGCCGCCGGGGCCGAGCAGGCGACCGAGCGCAAGCGCTCCACGCCTGCGACCGGGCCGAAGCTGTCCTGCCCGCGCTGCGGCAAGGCGGGCTCGACCGTCCCCTCCAAGTACGGCGGTCACTACTGCTTCCGGTGCAAAAAGGGATTCGGCGGCCCGAGCGCGGAGCCCGGCGCCGACGAGGGCGCCGAGGCCATGAGCAATAAGGCACAGGTGCCCGCGCCCGGGACGAGGGGGCGCACAGATGCCCGGGCCCTCGCGGCCGAGTGCCGGCGCATCACGGGAGACGACGACGCGGCCAGCGACCTGCTCCGCGAATTGACCGGCGCCGCCAGCGGGGTGCTGATCGAGCCCGCGCAGGCTGATGCCGCGTGGACCAAGCTGGAGAAGCACCCCGTGTTCGGATGTGGCCAGTGAGCAGCGTCCGCTTTGCCTCGCTCTGCGACACCTGCGGCGCGCGCAGCCTGGAATACCGCGGCTGGTGGTCGTGCGCGGAGTGCGTCGAAGACGTGTGCGACTCGTGCGACTGCGCGGCCGGAGCGCTCGATCCGAAGGCCCTGTGCCCCAGGTGCGCGGAGACACCCGAGGAACGGAAGCTCGGGCCGAGCGCTGGCATGCTCATAGGGGTCGCGCTCTCGGCCGGCCTGTGGGGTGCGATCCTTGGGGCATGGGTGCTGCTCAGTTGGATGATGGGAGGTTGATGGTGCGCGCTTGGCATTTCGTCGGACCGAGACTGTACGACGGACGTCCCGTGCCAGTGGACGGCGAATGGCTGGTCCACGAGGGGCCGCTCGCGCTCTGTGAGAGCGGACTGCACGCGAGCGAGCATCCGTTCGATGCGCTTACCCATGCTGCGGGCTCTACCCTATGCGAGGTCGAGATCGACGGGGAACTTCTCCGCGACACCAACAAGCTCGTGGCCACACGTCGGCGAATTATCAGACGCATTGACGCCACCCCCCTCCTGCTCGACTTTTCGCGGTGGTGCGCGCTCCAGGTCGTTCACCTGTGGGATGCGCCGCTGGTGGTGCGCGAGTACCTCGAAACCGGCCGGCAGGAGATCAGGGACGCCGCCTGGGACGCCGCCTGGGCCGCCGCCAGGGACGCCGCCTGGGACGCCGCCAGGGCCGCCGCCTGGGCCGCCGCCTGGGCCGCCGCCAGGGCCGCCGCCTGGGCCGCCGCCAGGGCCGCCGCCTGGGCCGCCGCCTGGGCCGCCGCCGGGGACGCCGCCTGGGCCGCCGCCTGGGCCGCCGCCGGGGACGCCGCCTGGGACGCCGCCAGGGCCGCCGCCTGGGCCGCCGCCGGGGACGCCGCCTGGGACGCCGCCTGGGACGCACAGCGTGAGCGCTTCGCGACCATGGTCCAGACCGCATTTGACGGCGTGGCGAAGCAGGAGACTCGCCCGTGACCCCAGAGCAGCGCATCCAGTACGCCCGCACCGTGTGGAGCTGCATGGAGGATCGCTGGGGCGCCGAGCGCATCATGAGTCCCGCGGAGTGGGACCTACTGCGCCGGTGGATGGACCGCGACGTTCCGCTCCGCGTGGTGCTGCGCGGCCTCGCGGACACGGTAGGCAACGGGCGGGGGCTGCTCTACTACGAGCGCTGTGTCGAGGAGACAATAGAGCGATGGAGGAGGACGCTCGCATGAGATTTGGCGGCCTGATGAAACGCTTGGACGAGCTAGCCCGAGAGCTTGGCTACCTACAGGGCGATGGCCCCGCTGAGCCCATCAAGCGCTGGCCGAAGGGCATGCAGCCGCGCTTACCCGATGTGCGTCTCCCGTACCGGGACGACGTGGAGGAGTGATGGCACGCTGCC